TGAATCAATGTGTTCCATAATGCGATCAACTTCTGCTTTAGTGACGTTATCACGAGCCACCTCCTCACGAGTTTTGTTTAATAAAATACTGATACGAGCTAGTTCTGCAAACTTTTCGTGCATGATATAACCAATTACCGCCATAAAGATGGTTAGACCACCAGTCCATAGTTCCATCATGTTTAACATTTCCACCTCTTTAAGGAGGCTGCCTTTCTAGTAGGCTTGCCGTTTTCATCTTTCATTGGTCCTGGCATACCAGACATACGAGCGCAAAAAGATTTCTTGCGTGGTCCACCTTCAGGTTGTGGTGCTTTTAAATGCGAGCCAGTCGCTGCATTATATTTAGCACGACCTTTGGCGGTAAGCCCAGCGCCTTTAGATACAGGCAACTTTTCACCACGGCCAACCGCAAGAGAGGGACCTTTTTTCTTAGCCATAGTAAATATTTACTGCACCTAGGTTAACCATGTACGCATATACACCAGTATCAGCTTTTACGCCTTCTCCTGGAATAAAAGGTGCATTGTTATATGAGTCCCCTGCAGTTACATCGTATGTGACTAACCATTTTCCTGTGGAATAAATCATTGTTGCGCCAGCAGTAATTGACCCAGAGTTAATATCGGTAACAGTAAAAGATCCTGACGTGAGAACCGTAACAGCATAGTTTCCATTAGTCGCAGCTCCGCCCGTACCAACACCAAAATCAATACCAATAACTTGCCCAGTTGTTAAACCGTGCGATGCTTGTGTAACAGTTACTAAAGTTCCTGCACGAGCATAAGTAGCCGTAGTTACAGGAGCAGTTACAGTATCAAACAAAGTAATCGATCCAGCAGAGGCGCTTCCAGTAAAGGATATTCCTTTAATACGAGTAGTAAACGGCACTAAAATACCACTGTTATTTAAGTGCGCTTGTTTTACATCGGTTTGCATCATAATTAATCTCCAATAAGGTTAAAACAGGGGGCAAGCCCCCTAGATTAATTAGACGTCTTGCGACTCGTTAGTAAATACAAAATAAGTCAAAATTCCACTTAAAGCACCAGTAGTACCAGTATTAGCAGTAGATACAACCAAAGTTAAGTTAGTTGCGTTAGCTACGTTACCTAAAGAAGTACCACCGCCTGTACCGCCAGTAGCAACTGTTACACGGCTAGTTGTAGTTGCATTAGCTAAGAAGGCTTGTGGAACTTTAGTGCCAAGCGTAGTTGTTTGACCAGGACCAACACCAACTAACGGTGTAAACCCTAAGTCAATAGATCCTGTAGCTGCAGTAGTTACAGAAACGGCAGTTACCACTGCGTTTGCTGGAAGAATAACTGTAGAAGTATCAGTAGAAGATGCTACTACGTTGCTAGTTGCAGCGATGTTAGCAATATAAAATGGTACAGACATCATCATCGAACCAGCAGAAGCTGTACGAGTTTGATCTCCACCTGTTGAGCGCCATACGGCTGAGGTTGTTGCGTTTGTCATGACAAATTGTCCTTCATACAAAGTTCAACCTATCAATCGTGTATGCGTCTGCTGGGGCAGTTTGATAGGCGGTTCACCCAGTTTCATTAATCTTACTACAAATAAATAAAAAAGGGGAGTTTTTAGCTCCCCTTTTCTTAGCCTAATTAGGCGCCAGCGGAACCGTACATTCCGAGTGGATCAGACCAGCCGAAGCTATAACGCTCACGAGACTTGTAACGGACGTTACCAGTATCAAAGTCGCCATCCATGCCAGTGCTCAAAGGAACACGGACAAAGTGCTTCATGCCGTTAGGTACATCAGTTGTCAAGAACCAAGCATTGGTGTCGGTCAAGAAGTGGTTAATTGCATAACCACCAGGAATCGAACCATTGTTCTTAATTGCGTTGATGTCGTTGTCGTTTGTACCAACACGCAATTCAGTTTCAAGCAAGCGAGTTGCAACGAACTGTAGTGCAGGTGGAACAATCAACTTCTTAGGTTTTGCAGCGATCAACAGTGAACGCTCATCAGTCCACAGAGAGATTTGAATGACAGCGGCTTCTAAAGAAGTCTCATTCAAGTCAGCTGGGGTTGAAGGAATGTTGCTGTTAGTACCGCCAGAAACCAATGGGTGTGATGCAGAGAACAAAGCAACACCGTCACCACCTGGGTAGGAAGCGGAGAAACCGTTGTTCAATGTAGCAGCAGCACGAACTTGCTTGGTATACGCCATGGAACGTGCTAAACCTTTGGTGTAACGAGCAGACAATGAGTCATACAAGTTATCCTCGATTGCCTCTTCCGTGAGGGAGAAGCCTTGAGCAATAGTAACGTGGGTGTAACGAGCTGTCCAAGCCTCTTGACCATTGTCGTAACGAATAGCCTGACCCTCGTTTTTAACGGGGGCTGCACTAAAGCCAGACAATTTGGTTTCTTCTTCAAAAGAACGCTCAGAGGTCTCTGTTTCGTAGATCTCTTTGTGTTCTTGTCCGTAAGTAGCATACTCAAGTCCGAACAATGCGTTCAGTCCTGGGAGCAGCTCTTTCAGTAGTTGGGCACGAGAAATAGCCATTTAAATGCTCCTTTATGCTGTGTAATCCAACGCAGTAGCGTTGTTATACTGACTGTTGTTAAGTTTTACCAATACTTCAGTGTAAGCCGAAGTGTTGATAGCTGTGTCAGGAACAACGGCAATAACACGGAATGGAAGAGCAGCTGCGTTGCCTTGTGCATTAGTTGCATAGACAGAAACAGCGGAATCGCCAGTAGTGTTAGAGCCAGTACCTTGTACAACTGCCATATTGGTACCTACGATGCTTTGGTTAACGTAGTACATGGCACCGTTTGAATAGGTGACAGCTACTTTATACAAAGCTAAAGGATCGTCAATTACATAAGCTACAGCGGATTGATTCACTGTATTGCTTTGGTAAAACTGACCCTGTACAGGCTGACTAGAGCTATTGGTGTAAGCACAGCCAACAAAAACACCAACGGTGTTGTTTGCAGCAGCTGTAGTTGCATCAGTAGTTACAGTCGATTTTTGAATTGTGCCACCTGCAGCGATACGCACGATGTCACCATAATAGATTGGCGTGTTATATGTGGATGCAATTGGAATCTGACGAATTGCACCTGCATATGGTAGACCATCTACACGGTTAACAGCTTGTAGGCCGTAGGGAGCTGAAACGGTTGGATAAGCCATTTAAATCTCCTAATAAATTAAAAAAATTAACTTCCTGTTCCAAAGCTACTGGTCGTCTTTCTCTCATTAAAAAGAGGCATACGAGGGTCGTTTTGGCGCATAAGCGTGTTGTCTACAGCATCCATTTGCTGATCGCCTTGGACTTTGTAATATTCATTACGCTGTCTGACGAACTCGTCTGGTGTTTTGCATAACAACAAGCCACCAATCTCAATATTGTCTTTAAATCGACTATTGGGATCAATTAACAGCTGAAACTTAGGCTGTTCCTCAGCCCTAACGGGTTCCCATCCTTCTCTGAGTTTGGCAGAGAGATTGCGGGGATCCGCATTGTTTAAAGTAGATACCCTGATCCAACGATATGCAAAACCTGCTTGTTTATCTGGTTCTGGCAACAACTCTGGTGGTTTCCATGCTTCTGGTCGCACTGATTGTTGACGAGTTTCTATTTCACGAGGTTTTCTGTTTTCAGCCATTTTGGGACTCCAGTTTTGTAAGTTCACGAGCATATTGCTCTGGGGTTAGATTGAATTTCTTTGCCAGTTGTAATTGCGTGGCGGTAAGTCTGACTTTTTTTGGAGAGGTAGACCTAGTCGCTGGGGCAACTACTGTGCTCGGCTTACTAGATTTTGTAGAGGATTTGGTCTCTACCTCAGAAGAGTGTTTGGTCTCTTCAGCTATCCCAAATTTCTCTGGGAAACGTTGACGCATTTCTTTGTCAATCACGCCATAATAGTGATCAGAGCCTATTGCAACTCCTTCACGTTCAAGGCGTCTATGAATCCCCATTGCTAGGTAACTCATATCATCATCAGTCCCATACCAGCTGTTTTTGTCCAGCCACGCTTGGGTTTTTGAGTCCAAACGTTGGGTTTGAGGTATTTGTACCTCATTTTCTTCAGATTGTAAAGCCTCTTGTGAAAATTCAGGTTTATATCTTTCTAATTCCTGAGCTTTCATTTTGACTTCAGTAAGTTTTTCCTGGGCATCAACTAAAAGATCACCGTCTCCAGAGTCATAAGCCTCTTTATAAGCACGTTTAGCATCTTCTAGCTCACGAGTCACGTTATCTTTATAACTGCTTACAAGAGTTTGCTCCCCAGCTGACAATTTAGTCTTGAGCTTTTTGTTTTCTTCTAAGATTTTCTTAGCAAAATCAACAGCTTCTTGACGTTCCTTATCTGCAAGGTCTTTAGCCCTACGTTCATCGTGATAAACCTTTTTCATTTGAAGTAATTTCTTTTTTACTTCTCCAGAAAACTCTTCTAAGTCATCGCTATCAAGTTCTTCAACGATTTCCTTTGGCATAGGCTCTGCATTTGCCTTGTCCTCTGGCGCTGTATCGTCTACAACCTCAATTTCAATAGGTTCTAACTCTTCAACTTCAGGTTCTTCTTTAGAAATTTGATCTGGGAATTTAAATTCCGTCATTTCCATATCTGGCATGATTTTCTCCTTATGCTCTGGTTATGCCACGGGGATCTTGGACTATTCCTTCTACGGAATCGTCATTAATGATCCTAAATTCACGTCCGTGGATCTTTAATCGTGTGCCAGAGTTTGGTCTGGCTAGAATAAAGTCACCTTCTTTACACCAAGGGCCTGTTGGGAAGCGAGTTGCGTCTTTGTAACAATCAGGTCCCATTTTTACTACAAAGAATACGGTAGACAATAGCTCTTCGGTGTGCATAACAGAATCAGGTTTGATGATTCCGCTTTCATATTCCTTCTCTTGCTCTGGAATAGCTACCAAAATACGGTATCCAGAGGGTTCAGGAAGGGCTTTTGCCTTTTCTTCGTTACTTGCACTAATGTTTACTGCGCCTACAACTTGTGGCTGATCGGGATTTGAGCCAATCAGTATCGTTGTATCACTCATCCGAGTTCTCCAATCTATGTTTGAGGTCTGTAATGTTCAAACATGCAGACTCAAGACCTCTTATTTGTCCACATGCGTACTTATATTCCTCAAAATTGAGACAATTTCCCGCAGAAATAGCTTTTTGGAGCATATCTATGCGTTGTCTGAACTCGTTTAAGAGGTAATCAAGATTTTTATCCACTATTTTTTCCCTGTTTGAGGTTTATTAACATTGGCTACTGCTTGCATTGCTTTGAGTTCTAGCTCTTGCTGGTCTTTTTGTTGTTTGGACATCAAACTAGCTTGTGCTATACGCTCTTGTGAAGCAATTCTTTCACGCTCTACTTCCAATCGAGCAGCTGCTTCTGCTGCATCGGCTTGGTCTTTTTGTGCTTTGCGTTGTTCCTCTTGCTGTTTGAGTTCGAGTTCCTTCGCTTGCATTTGAATAACTGGATCTTGTGCTGCTTGTTGAGCTTGCTGGGCGGCAACCTCGGTTTTATTACGTTGTAAAAGGGCATCAGAGGCCTGTGCAGCCATCTTAGAGATCTGAACTTCCATATCCCGTGGGATAGCCTCATCATCTTGCTCTTCACCAGTAGGCAATGGAACGCCCATCATTTCTTCCATTTGCTTACGGTATTCAAAAGCCAAGTGCTGTTGAATATGCGCCATTCCTGCTGCCGCAATAGCTTGAGCCTGTGGGTTTTGACCAATTAATTGAGCCAGTTTAGGGTCTTGCATGGCGTTCATATGCACCTGAATATGAGCCTGGTGGTCTTGATACAAGAAAGCCTTAACAGGTTTCATGTTTAAGATGTTCATGTTTTCCGTTACAGGATCTTCTGGCATCTGGTCATCTTCAATTTTCACCAGTTTTTTAGCGTTCTTGATGCCTAATACTTCTAACATCTGGCGGTGCAGCTGACCTAAGTCATACAGTTGAGGAGCTTGCTGGGCAAGCTGCAAAACTGCTTGATATTGAACAATCTTTTGCGCCATGGTTGCGGCATTTGGATCACTAACTGGAATGACATCTACGTTGTCATAGTCAGACTGTTTGGCAAAACGAGTGCCAACGTCAGGCGTATAGCTATAGTCTGGCGGGGTGTAATCACGGATGATGTCTTTAAGTAGCTTAAGTTCCTGTTTCATTGAGTAATGAACACGAGCTTGAACCGCAGACATAACTTTAAGGGTGCGTTCTAGAATTGCCAGCGTAGTACCCACTGGAGTATTAGCTGACATATCGGCAATCTTCATATCGGATGCCGAGGCAAATCTACGTCCCTCTTCTACAATTGTGCCAAGCAAACTATAGAGGACTTGTGAGGGTTCCTTATATGGTAATGGCAAAATGTTGTCTTTGAGGACACCACTTGGGACGTCAACGTCTCGGAACTCTCCAGGGCTGATCGGGGTGTCATCGCCTTTGATTCGCAAGCCACGGGCCTTAAAGCCACCTGGCAAGTTTGAAAGTGTTCCAGCATCGACAAGCTGCCTAATAATAGACGTTCCAGACTTTGCAAAGGCGCCCACAAGATGAATGAGACCAAAGCAGTAAAAGCCAAAGCCAGGCACATACCCGTAATGCACGAAATGATTGCGTTTTTGTTTAGTTTCATCTTCAGGTCTCCAGTTTCTACGGATCGCTAATACTTTCTGCGTTCCCTTTTCCACGGTGACAATGTATGGAAGTGCGATTCCAGTTACGTTATCGTCTTCGTCTTTGTCTTCAAAACCCTCAATATCAAGGTTTACTTGAATTTCAAGGATCTTATAGCGGTCATCAGAGGTTGCTTGGAACCCCATTTTTTCCGCAATTTTCTTTTCTACCTCATCAAATGCAGCGACTGGTTCGCCAAGATCAATGTCTCGGTAAAAGCCAGCGACTTGCAGTTTGCGTAATTCGTTTTCCGTCTTGCGCATAACGTGGGTAACACGCTCGGCAGTCTGAAGGTCAGATGCGCCATAAGGAACAATCAAGTCCTCGGCTGGCACAAATAACGCTACTTGACGGTTGAGTGATGGATCAAAATAAACCTTTTTAAAGGCGTTACCTGAAAGGCCTAAGCCCCAGCAC